GGCTTACTACAGGGTGCGATAATGGGCAGAAGGACTATAAATGGGCTTGGCACAGACATTGATTGGATAAAGAAAACCCTTGAGAACTATGAGGATAGGTTTGACAGGATAGAACAGAAACTTGAGGGGCTGGTTGCCTTCAAGGAACAAGTAAAGACGGAAGCAAGGATACAGGCAAGGATAACATCAATTATTATTGCGATTGTGCCGACTGCAATATCTATTGCCTTACTTGTAATGAAAATCCTCAAAAAATAGGGGGAACTATGACAAAGGGAAAAAGAAAACTCATAGGGTTTCTTGTATTGATACCTTCTCTTTTTTTAGGCGGGTTGTTCCTCAAGGACAACTTTCCTGTGTATGCAAGGTATGTCTATTTGGGCTTGCTGGTGTTTGTGGCAGGGAACAGTGTGGAATACTTCAAGGACATCATTGAATACCTGAAAACACGGGAGAAATGATGAAACTATCAAAACACTTCGCAGTAAAGGAGATTTTCTGGAATCCCCAGGATGGTTGGACTTGGTCAGGTGATGAGAGGTTGAGAATGGTGCAGATAGAGTTGGCAAAGATGATAGTTCAGAAGCTTGAGATGATACGTGCAAGGGTAGGATTGCCTATATTGATAACCTCAGGGTGTAGGAATATTGATACAATGGCAAGAGCGAGAAGGGACAGGTGGGTTCCTCAACCCTCCTATCATAGTGACCATTTTTATATGGGGAAGTTCTGGCCTCTTGGTTCTGGTGCAGTTGATTTCGTTCCGTTGGGGGTATCGGGGAAAGACCTTGATAGGTTGCTTGAGGATATATTTATTTTTGTGAGAAACAGTATCCCCAAGGAAGAAGTCGGTCAATGTATCATATACCGCAAGGAGAGGTTCATACACATTTCAAACGGATATGAGCAGGTTTTTGGGCAGGATATTGCAAAATGGATGCGTAAGCAAAAAGTTCAATTCCTGGAATATGTTCAAGGTAAATATAGACCCGTATAAAATCTTGGGTGTTGTTTTTCTGGTCGGGTTTGGGTTTGTCGTCGGCAGGAAGTTTTCACCTCATAGGGTTGAGAGGATACCTCAACCTGTACCTGTTCCTGGAGATACCCTGGTAATCCGAGAGATGTGGAGAGATACCACTCCTGCAAGGTTCAGGTTGGAGAGTTCACCGGTGATTTTTTCAACCCCTCTTGTGTATCCTTATGAGCCTACTTGGACAGGTATAATCAGAGTTGAAAGAGAGGGGGAAGTCCTCAGGGTATTCACACATAAAAATCTCTATTCAAGTTTTGTTCCAGGTCACAGGTGGCGGTTACAATATGTTGGTCCCCCTGCTGGAATAAAAATTGTATATAAAAATAGACCTGTAAAATTTTTGGGGATAAATTTTGGAGCGGTTTGGAATGGTAGCAATATCAATGTTTTCCTATACACGGGGGTTGAGGTTGTTGGAATAAAATTTGTATGTGGCACGGGAACAGGGACGAAATTCTTTGTTGGCATGTGTTACAGGTTCTGGTGACAAAAAAGTCGGCCACGATTGACCGCTGAAGGCAGGTTTTACATCCAGATAATATTAAATATCCAGAATGCAATTAAGTAATTGAAAATCAATAACCGTAATTTTAGCAGGACAAAAATAACAAGCCTATTTTGGCAGTAATAAAAACAATAAAAACAGGACGGGTATCTTTTTTATTGTTTTCTTTCATAACCCCTTGATTTTCAATAATTGGAATTTTTTCCCGTTCAAGTATCTTTTTTATCATTAACCTTTATAACCCTTTGATTTTCAATACTGGAACATTTCTTGTAATATATATAAGAATAGAATAGAATATATAAGAATAGAATAGAGTGTATCACTTATCTTTTTTATCATTTTTATCACTTGACAAATATGGGGGTGTATATATAATCATATTGGGAAGATTAAGAAAAAAGATAAAAAAAATACTTGACAAAATAAAAAAGATGGATATAATAAGGGTAGAAAAAAAACAAAAGAAGGGAGGTTAAAATGTGTAAGGGTCAGGTTTCAAACAAAGATAGGTGGAAAGGTTGAAGAAGAGGGGGAACAATGATAATAAAAAAATTTGATTCCATAAAGGCTGTTATCATAGAGATTGCTGATATTTTTAATCACATGCCTTATGAGGAATTCCCTGAAGATATACCCTGGAGTGAAGAGAAGGAATATCATTTGAAAGCAATTGAAGAGGTGGTTGACCAAGCAAGGAAAGAAGGATATACGAAGTGGAAACTCATGACACGGCAAGAAGCCGAGCAAAGAGGACAGAACTTGGGGATAAATGGAGTATATTTGTTACTTTTCAAAAAATAAAACAAAGGAGGCATGATGGATAATCTTAAAGGTCTAATTTCAAAAATGACGGATGATGAATTGAGGGAGGCAATCTCCCTCATAAAGCAGGAGATAGAGAGAAGGAAGGAAGACAAAGGGGTGTATCGGTTCTATTTTGAGCATTCTAATGACCCCCGAAAAGGTGTCCCGTATGCAGCACGGCTTGTTATGAAGGATGGGAAGCTTGAGCGGGAGTTTTTTGACCTTGACAAAGACTATGGAAAAAAAATCGTGACAGTGTCAGGAGACTTCGAGGCAAAGGAAGGTGAAATCATAGAGCAGAGGGTTGGGGGTTCCTGGAAAAATGACTATAGGTATCTCTATCTGGTGAAAGATGGGGAACTTGTCCGTGTCGGTGATAGTACATACTCTCCTGATATAGTGAAGGTAAAAAAGTATCTGAAAGGTGAAATAACAGCAAATCAACTCGTAGGAGAGGAGGAATAATGGCAAAATCAAAAAAGAAGGGAACAGTCAAGGGGACTTCTTTGAAAGTCCTCAAGGCAGTCAAGGAAGTCCGCCTTGATAGGATGGTGGAGAAACTTCCTGAGAAGCAGAGGGAAGTTGCCGAGCAAGTAATGGAGCAAATAATGACAAATGTCGTTCAACATCGTATTCTGAATGAACTCATCATTGACAAGTTGGAGCCGGGGCTGGACTATGGGTATATAGAATATGAGAAGGATGGCAGAATGGTAACAACAAAACCGTTCCTGTGGAAACCTGGTGCAGAAAAGATACTGAAGTTCACAAATATGAAGGCAAAGATAAAGGATGTGAAACTTGGAGAGAAGGGGGTCGTGGTACAAGTAGAGGTAATAAATAAAAATGGTGACACAATAGCAGATGGCATAGGGGGGTGTGAAATTGGAGGCAGTAAGCGGGGGTTCAAGGAACTGAATGTTGCCGTTAAAATGGCAAAGAAGAGGGCTCTTATAGATGCAGTTCTCACCGCATTTGGGTTGTCTTCAAGGTTCACACAGGATGCTGATATTGTGGAAGAGATGACAAGGCTTGGTGAGTGGTATGAGATATATAACTATGCAGAGGAGCTCGGTCTTCTGGATGATAAAAAGGTGGTCAGGAGACTCAAACAGGCAGAGAAGGAAGGAAGGAGCAAGGAGCAAGTGAAGGAATGGCTGGAGAAGGTGAGGGAGTGGAAGGAGAAACAGCAGGAGAAACAACAGCAGAAGGAACAGGAGAATGGGGAAGATAAGGAAGTGGTAAAAGAAGAGGTTCAGGAAGAGGGAAAGGGACAGGGTGGTCTGTTCAACAACAATAAAGAAGGGGGTAATGATGGAAAATAAAACAGGTATGCAAGAGTTGTTTGAAATTTGTAAGAAGTATGGGGTTGATTTGACCTATCATGCACATACAAAACAGATAGAAGTTATGAAGTTTTTGATGGATGCCACAGGGGAGTTTCATATGTGGTATGAGAAGTCTGTATATCTTTATCAGACCTCAAAATCTGAGGAACAATGGATAGAAGAACTCATCAGGTTCATAGAGGAAAAGGAAAATCCAAAAGAAGAGGAGGCAGGAGATGAGTGATAAGCATTTCAGTTTTTCAAGTCTCTCCTATAGTTGTCCTCGGAGAATATGGAAAAAATTCTCCGGGGCAAAGGTTGAGGTGATACCTAACGAATATGCAAGGAAGGGAAAGGCAAAGCATAAGCAAATGGAGAGAGACAAGGAGATGGAGAGGATACTCAAGGGGTTGGGTATCTCTGCACAAACAGGCTGGCAGTTGGAAACAGAGAAACGGATTGAGTGGAAGATTGGGGAGTATAAACTCATTTCAATCCCTGACCTGTTTGGTATTCGTGAACTGGAGGATGAGAAGGAAGCAGTTGTCGTTGATATAAAAACAAGGCCGTTCAATGTAGTATATGATAGGGACAGGGAACAGTTGCGGTTGTATGCGACTGCACTCTTCAATCTTTATGATGTTGATAAGGTGAGATATTACATATATTTTTCTGCAAAGAGGGAACTGGAATATGTTGGGACTTTCATTGGGATGGATGCAGACCTGAATGAGGCGGAAATCCTGGACAAAATCAAGTGGATGGAAGAGATAATCAATGCAAAGACAGAGCCCGAGGGTGAAATCGGGGGAGATTGCCAGTATTGTGAATATATCCTCTCTTGTCCCAAGTTGGAACATGAGCCTGACTATAATGACTTGGAAGGGTATATCAAGAGGTGGTGGCTTGCGAAAAATGTTGTGGATAGAGCGAAGGATAGGGTAAAGGCAATACTTCAGGGTATTGAGAAGGAGAGGGCTCAGGTTGATGATATAGAAGCAGGGTTTTTTGAAACATCGGTCACAGATGTTGATGATGTAGGCTTCCTCACAGACTTGGTTCGTGTGAAGATGGGGGATGAGATAGCAGAAGGGTTCAAGGTTGTCCTCCAGGAGCTTGTCAATGAAGGGGTGATAACGACAAATAAGACGAAGGCAAAAAGCCTTGCAAAGAAGATTGAGAGCCTCTCTGCCTATATATCAAAGAAGGCAGGGGTGAGGTTCTCAATCAAGGCAATAAAGAATAAAAGGGGTGGCAAGTGAAGGATAGGAAGGATATACAGCACAAGTTGATGACAGTTCAAGAGGTGGCACGGGTTCTCCGTGTCACCCCTGATGCCGTAAGGAAAAATTGTCGCAAAGGGGTCTTTGATTGTGTCAGGGTCGGCGGTCGTTGGAGAGTTAAAAGGGCGTTTGTTGAGTGGCTCATTGAGGAGAATATACAACTCAAGGGGGTGGAGTATGAGTGATAAGGGTAAAAAAATGCGAGTAGTCCGAGAAGCAATCCTTGAGTTTCTCTCTGATGTTCAAGTCACATTTGCAGGGGCTGATTTGGTCAGGTATGTAAAGACAAGGGTCTTCCAGGAGACAGGATTGGGTGTCTATGATGGGACAATATTGAAGGAGCTCAGGACAATGAGAGAGCAAGGAAAAATTGGGTACAGGTGTATAGATTATCCCAAATCAATCTATCGGCTTACTCATAGGGGGATATGATGACAAATATTGTGATACTTGAAGGGTATGTTGCAAGAGTATATGGGAGTTCTGAAAGTGGAAAGATGGGGAAGTGTTCCCTTGTTTGGAGCAGATGGGATAAAGAAAAGCAGGAGAAGACAGAAGAGGTATTCCTATCTTGTTGGTATTGGAACAAAGGTCAAAGGATAGCAAAGGGTGATAGGGTGATATTCAGGGGAGAGCTGAGGCAAAGGAAAGTTGAGGATGGGGGGCACCGCACATATCTGTTTGGTTCTCTTGATGTTTTGGAAACGAAGGAAGAGAGAGAGGCAAGGAAGAGGGAGAAGGCACTGAGTCTTGATGAGGAGATTCCCAACCTATGAGGGGGTGAGATGAGCAAGATATGGATAAAGCTTTGGGTAGATAAATGGCTTGAGGGTTCAATCAGGCTTCAACCTCCTCTGGTTCGTTCTATCTTCATTGATATATTGTGCCTTGCCTCAAAGGGTGATGGAAAAGTTGCGATTGCAGGGGTTGGCTTGACAGATGAGCAGATAGCTGAGGTCGTGGGTGTGGATGTTGACACCGTGAAGGAAGCAATCAATATCCTAATTGAAAGTGGTCGTTTGGTGAGGCTCAAGTCCGGCATTCTGAAAGTAAAAAACTGGAGTAAATATCAGGTTCAGGGGAAGGAGCAGAAAAAAGACAATGGTGTATGGTATGATAAGAAGGCAGGCAAGTTGGTCGTGAGCACAGAAGTAAAAAAGCAGTTAATGGAGAGGTTCAACCTCACAGAGGGGGAGCTTGAGTTCCTCATTCAGGATGCCGAGTTGTATCTCCTGAGTATCAATGGTGGTTCATATAAAGACTACCGTCGGTTTTTGGTCAACAATATCAAGTTGCGCAGGTGGAGGCTCAAGAAGATGAGGTCAAGCAGGAAGGTTGAAAGGGAACAAAAATTCAATGAAGGTAAAAAACTATGAGGAGTAAAGATGATAAAAAAGCATGATTGCGGGCAGAAGTTTTGGGTTGAGGAGAGATGGAATGGGCTTACGTGGGTTGAGGTTATCACAGGTTATGAAGATGAGAACGGGGATTTTATAGAGATGCAGGAGGAACGGTGGTTTATGGAGTGTCCCAAATGTGGTGAAATTATATATCCTACACACTTAACAAAGGAGGATATATGCATTGTGTGATATGTGGCAAGGAGTTTCAACCCTGGGGTGTTTCAGGGTTTGATACCTGTAAGGAGTGTTTTTTCAAACAAAGAGAAGGGATTTTCTGGACAGGTATTCCGAAGGGGAAGAGGTTAAGGGTGATAAAAACTCTGGAAGAGGCACAGGACATCTTTTCTGATATGTGGAGTGCCTATATATGGGGAGGTGTAGGGGTTGGGAAAACAACCCTTGCCGTAAATGGTCTTTTTTGGTGGAGAGTTGAACAGTTTTTCAAGGAAAACTTTGCGAATGAGTATCTCTTCCTTCAGAGGGGTTCTTTATTCTCTGCATTACGGGTGGAGTATGAAATCAAAAGCGATATTGCATCGGTTGAGCATTGGATTGATGAGTTGACAAAAAGAGACTTGATTGTCCTGGATGATTTTGGTTCTGGTTCAGAGGCTGTCCGTTCTGATTATATCGTTGATTTTTGGCATACTGTGATAGATGAGAGAGAGAAGGAGAGAATCCCGACAATAATAACCAGTAACCTCTCTCTGGAACAGTTGCGGGATGTCTTTGGAGAGACTATACCAAGCAGAATAGTGGGGTTGGTTGAAGATAGGATATATCATAAGGAAGGTGAGGATTACAGGCTCAAAGGGGGTGAGGTATGACTGTTTTCTGGTTGTTATTCTGGGCAAACATAGGGTTGTTGTTGGCAGTGATAGGTGCAATGATAGGACTAATCTGGTTTGTGTTCTTTTCAAAGAGGGAACTGTCTGATGAGGAGAAAAATGAAATCATAAAACTTTTGAAAGGAGAGAAAAAATGATGTCAACTTGGAGAGAGCGAGCAAGTCGGTATATCCTCAAGGTCTTGGAAGATGAGGATGTCAAGCAAATTAAGGATATAGATGAGAAGATGGATTATATCCAAAAAGAAAAATATCCCTGGGGTCCCAGGGAATATTGGCCGTATAAGGTCTGGTTACAGGTATGTAAAGAATATAGGGAAATCCTGAAAAAACTAAGGGGGTAAAAATGAAGATAACTGAAAGATATATCAAGATGTGTGAGAAGGCAGAGGAGATACAGAGAGCGTGGAAACCTCAAGCAGGTGATTGGGCAATTGATGTATGGCATAGAAATCCTGTTGTCGTGGCCATAGTGGAATTAAGCGGGAGGTTGTTAGTTTCACAAATAGGAGGAGGTCTGTATGAAAACGAACAAAATAAATTCTTTTGGCTACCCACCCAGGAGCAGTTGCAGGAGATGGTAGAAGATGAAATTTTGAGAGGTTCTCTTGGGTTAGATTACCGCGGGCCTTGCAAAAGGCATATTGATTTATTCTGGGCTTTCAGGTTCTGGTTTGAAAAACGAGCAGGGGAGGGATATATCAGAACTTTTACCTCTATGAACGAACTCTGGCTTGCCTTTGTGATGTGGGAGAGATACGGAAAGGTCTGGGACGATGAAAAAGAGGAGTGGGTGAAAGGAGGTAATCATGAGGTATAAATTCAGGGGAAAGAGAGTTGACAATGGGGAATGGGTATATGGTGATTTGCATTATGGTGAAGAACCGGAGCGTGTTGTTTTTATTTTTGATTATACCTATCGGTCATATGTTGCAGTCATCCCTGAAACGGTTGGTCAGCGGACAGGGTTTCTGGATGAGAATGATGAGGAAGTTTATGAAGGAGACATTCTATTGACACAGATTGCGGGAGAAGCCTATAAGGTAGAAGTGTTTTGGAACGAGGAACTTGGTTGCTGGGATATGAGAGATGATGAAGATTTGAGTTACTTTGATATTTATAGAGGACTTTCACCTTTTCAGACACATGACTATGAAATCATAGGCAACAAGTGGGACAACCCTGAACTTTTGAAAGGAGGAGAAGATGAGAGTTAGATTAATAATAAAGAAGGTTGAAATACCTCCTATACTTGGACATGGAGATGAAATTACTGTAACCTATCATACCGTTGATGTTGAGATACCTGATGAGGCTTCAGATTTGCTTAAAGAGAAAAGATATACACAAGTTAGTATTATAGGAGCAGAAATTTTAGAAGAGAAGGTGAAAGGAGACAATCGTGTATTGTGAAGATGCTCATAAAGCCTTAGAGGTCTGCAAAGATTGTAAGTTTTATAACATCGGGGTTGATGATGGTATTGAGGAACACCTATGTGAGAATGATGAGAGGTGGAAAGCGGAAGGATATACAGACGAGGATTTTGAGGAAGATACCTGTGGATTGATATATATGATGGCAAGTTTTGTATATAGTGCAAATGGTGATATTGTGGATTGTGATTTTTTTGGGACTTGTGGTGGCAAATTCAAGGAAAGGGGGTAAAATGGTTTTAACAAGAGTCCTTGGTTTTCTTGGAAAGGTAATAAGTGTATTAGAAAAGATGGATGCAGATACAGAAGTTTCAGTTGATGTTGGCAATAAAAAAGTAAAGGTCTGGATTTCAAGGATATCGGAAGGGAAAGTCTATACAATAAACAAGGTTTTTTCTTTTGTAGAGATAGATAATATTGTTGATGTAGATATACTTGTCGGTTCAGTTGAGGAAGTATACAATGAACTGAAGACAAATATATATGAGGATTTCAGGCAATATGTTGAAAAAGCCTCCATCCAGGAACTCGTTTTAATGCAACATGACTTAAGACGATTCAAAGAAGATAAAGAGTTTTTGGAGATAGTGCTGAATGAGATAAAAAAAAGGAGCAAGGAGGCATAATGGTTATCGGCATTGACCCCTCATTCACAATGACAGGTGTATCGGTTCTGGATATAGGAGATGAAGGGACACGGTTTTCTGTTCACTGTATCAAGCCACCGGGGGTGATAGCAGGGAAAGGAAGTCCTCAAAGTGAGCAGGTTCAGGACATCATAAGGCGCATTGATGTTGTTTGTCGTGAAGTTGTCAAGTATATACATCTTGTTGAAATCAAGTATCATAAATCCCCAAGGGGTATTTTGATAGAAGTTCCTCGGCAATATAGGAGAAGGTCTGGCAAAACGAATACAAAAAGCCTGATGGAGCTTTCACTCCTGGTCGGTTCTCTGATAGGTGTATTGAAACAAAAAGGGTATGAGGTCGTCGGGTTTCCGACGGGTGGTGGTATTCCTAAGAAGGAACTCGGGTTTGATTTATTGAAGGGGTGGGGGTTTGAGTTCCAGGCCAATCGTGGGTTTGATAACTCGGATGCTCTCATTGTTGCTCTATATGGGGGTATGATGTTCGGCCTCATACCCAGAGAGATAACAAAGCCTATTGACAGGCTTGATGTTTAGTAGTATATTTCAGTAGTATTTTTCCCTTCTTTGTTTTTTTCTTAACCCCTCCCAAATCGGGGGGGGTATTTTTTAGAATTATCCCTTGACAAACACATAAATGTAGTGCAAAATATAAGTATGGGAAAGAAACAAATCAAGGTTGAGAGGGTCCCTCTTGATAGCCTTTTGTATCTGGAAGGCAACCCCAGGAAGTTATCCAAAACCGTAAAGAAGAGACTCAAAGATAGCATACTCCAGTTTGGGTATATCAGTCTTATAATCATAGACACAAAAAACCGTATCATTGCCGGTAATCAGAGGGTCAAAGTATTGAGGGAACTCATTCAGGCAGGGCAGAGGGTTCAGGGTGTTGAGAATGGGGAGATAACCGCAGTCCGTTTGGTCGGGTATAGTGAAGAGGAGCTGAAGATATTCTCTCTAGCTGAAAACAAAATCCGTGGGGATTGGGATACAGATAAACTTGTGGATTTCATTAAAGGGATAGAGGAAAAAATCACAAATGTTGATGACATCTTCCTTTCAGGTTTTTCAAAGGTTGAGATAGACAGGGTATTAGAGGAGGTTGTCAAAAAACAAGAAGAGCCTGAGTTCACATTTACCCAGGAAGTTCTGGATGAAAGCAATTATATCTTATTCGTATTCAATAACAGTTTTGATTGGGAGTTCATTAAGAATGAGTTCAATATCCGACCTGTATTCGCAAAGGATAGCAAAAAGGGGTATGAAAGGAAGGGTATCGGTCGGGTTCTGGATGGTCGGGTGCTCATCAACAAATTAAAAGGGGGTAAAAAGTGAATTATGCAGTCTGTATTCCTTCAAAGGGTCGGGCTGGTATAGTATCAACAACTCAGTTTTTCAACTCGGTTTATATATTCGTTCCTGAGGATGAAGTCAAGGAGTATCGGGTCTATGAAAGGACAGGGCATAAAGTGATAGGTGTTCCTTTATCCATCAGGGGGATAACAGCAACGAGAAACTTCATTCTGGATTGGGTAAAGGAACAGGGGTTCAAGTATCATATCCAAATAGATGATGATGTGGAATATTTTTATTACTTTGAGAATACAGAAAAAATTATAAAGACTGATAAGGATTGGATTGATTGGCTTATCACAAGGTTTTTCATTCTGATTGAGGACATGGGGGTTTATCTGTGGGGTTTGTCTTTGGGACCTGATAAGAAGTTTTACAGGGAATATTCTCCTTTTTCTTTGGTTTCTGTTATCGGGGCGAATCTGTTTGGTATCAAAGATAATCCTATCAGGTTTGATGAAAGGCTCAAGGTCAAGGAAGATTATGATTATGCCTTAATGCATCTTTACAGATATGGAAGAGTTGTGCGTAGCAATAAGTATGGTGTCAAGGTCAAGCATTACTCAAACCGGGGTGGTTGTGTATCGTATAGGACTGCAGAGGTTGAAGAGGAAGCATACCGTATCCTCAGGAAAAAATGGGGGAAAATAATAAAGAGGCAGAGGGGTAAAACAATAGGTCTCTCTGTTGAGAGTCCATACAGGGGGATATGATGAGGAAGAAGAGGTCGGGCAGGAGATATGGAAGGGATACAAAGCTCAATCAGTCAATCATTGATAAAGCCTCTGCTCTTCTGCAAAAAGGGGTCTTTGAATGCACAGTCTTCAATCTTTTGGGGATACCCTCTTCAACCTGGTATATGTGGAAGGAAAGGGGCAGGCAGGATAGAGAGCAAGGGGTTCAGTCAATATATGTGGAGTTCCTGGAGGCAATAGAGAAGTCGGAAGCGTATGCAGAAGTCAAGAGCATAGAGGATGTCAAGGCGGCAGGAGAAGCAGGGGATTGGAGAGCCTCTGCTTGGTTTTTGGAGCGTAGATTCCAAGATAGATGGGGGCATAAAATTGGGATGGATATATCGGCGGATGTCAATATTGAGTATTTGATTGTGGAGGCAAAGGAAGCAGTGAAGTTTATCAAGGAAGGAGAGGGTGAACAATGAGGGTGGTCTTGCCTGTTGTTCATTCAGAGTTGATACCCGACAGTACAAAGTACCAGCTTTGGTATGGTTCAAGGGGTGGGGGTAAAACTGCAACAGCAATAATAAAGTTATATCTCTGGACTGTGAAGTATAACCTAAGAGCGAAGATAATGCGGAGGTTCCGAGTTGACCTAACAAGGTTGACTCTCCTGGATATAGAGGAGATATTACAAAGATATAAAATACCGTATGAACTCAAAAAGAGTGAAGGGAAGATATTTTTTAAGCGGGGGTTCTGGGTTTTGCAGGGGTATTATGTGTCGGGTTCAGGGAAGAGAGAGGAGAAGATAAAAGGGGGCAATTGGGATATGATATGGCTTGAAGAGGCGACAGAGTTCACAGAGAAGGAATTTAAGGAAGTAACAATGACATTGAGAGGGAATAAAGGGGTTAATATTTGCCTGATGACCTTCAATCCTCCTGCAAGTTCTAATCATTGGATATATAAGTGGTATGAGTATCAAGAGAAGAGGGGACTTGCACGGCGGGTATTTTTCAGTTATAAAGACAATCCCTATCTTCCTGAAGACTATAAGCGGGAGTTGGAGAGCCTCAAGGATGTAGATATAAATCTATACCATAGATATGTAGAGGATGGTTGGGGTTTTGATTTTGAGGGTGAGAGGATATATACAGATTGGGAAGTTGGAGAGGTCAACCCTGATACCATCACCGATTGGGTCGGGGGGATAGATTGGGGATATATTCACCCGACAGTATTCGTGCTGGTTGGGTTTTCTGGTTCTGGTGATATGGTGTATATAGCGGATGAGTTCTATATCAAGGGTATGGTTGATGTTGAGCCTCTTGCGGAAGCAATTCGTGATAAATGTGCAAAGTATGGGGTAGATGTTAGGGACTTAATAATCTATGCCGATCCTTCTGACCCTGATAAGATAGAGGCTCTCCGAAGGTGTGGTTTTTGGGTAAAGAAGGCAAAAAAGGATGTCTTGGCTGGTATATATGCGGTGAAGAGGTTCAGGGTGGTGGTCAATCCTGATTGTGTCGGGGTTCATAGGGAGATGGGGGGATATGTATGGCAGAAGGATAGGTCGGGACAAATAGTGGAAGTCCCTGTAAAGATGAATGATGATGGCATGGATGCAATCAGGTATGCCGTATATAGTTCAGAGAAGTCACGAAGCAGGAATAATATAAGGGGGGCTTATGTGGTTTGATAAGATATTCAGAAGGGGGAAGAGGAAAGGTATAACTCTGGAAGAGTTCCTTTCTGAAATGGAAAGAAGAGGGTTCAGGGTGGAACAGTTTTGGAATGAAGTTGGGGAAGCATACAGAAAACATTGGGTCTATGCAGGTCTTGATAGAATTTCAAAGGCCGTGGCAATGAGGCAATATAAGATATTCAAAGGGGATAAGGAAGTCACAGAGGGAGCAGTTTATGATAGAGTGGCAAGGCCTGGTGGTGGTCTATCATATTGGGACTATATGTATATTTCAACCTTCTTGACCTATGTGGATGGCGAGGTCTTCTGGTATAAGATGAGGTCGGGCAAAAATCCTCTTGGATACTTTTTGGTTCGTGGTGGCAAGATTGATATTGTGAGGGATGAGAAGACAGGGGTCAAGTTAGGTTATATTATCTATCAGGGGGATGAAAAGTTCAGGCTTGATAATGAGGAGATGGTCTGGATAAAGATGCCTGATGTAACAAATCCTTATGGTCGTGGCAAGGGGATTTTGGATGTATTGAAGCCTGCAAGGGAGAGGTATGAATATATGAGTGCATACGAGTTCTCTCTCTTAAAGAAGGGTCGGCCATCCCTTGTTATATCAGGTTTTGAAGATTATAACGAGATGAAGAGGGTGATTGATGACCTGAATTCTGCATTAAGCAAGGTTGAGAAGATGGGGGCAATAATAGGTGTATTGAAAGGACAGCAGGCACAGAAGGTAACCTTTTCACCTTCCGAGATGGATTTCACGAATACAAAGAAGATAACAAGGGAAGAGATAGCAGGGATATTGGGGCATCCCCTTGCCTTGTATGGTATCACGGAGCAGGTGAATAGGGCAAATATGGAAACAGCAATGCGGATGTTTGAACTCTTCACAGTGATACCTCTTCTTGTTCGTTTTGAATATGCTTGGAATGAACTCCTCAAGGATGAGGGGATAAGATATGAGGTGAATAAAGAAGTGATGAGTGATACAGATACAGAGGACAGGCGAGTGATGAATGGAGTTCGCTTGGGTATCATAACGAGGAATGAAGCAAGGAACAGATGGGGGTTTGAGCAGGTTCAGGATGGTGATGTCTATCTTGTCCCTGCGACAATTCTGGAAGAGGGACAGAGGAAAGGGATAAATAGTGGGCAAAAGGATGTCAATATACAAATAAAAAAGTCTCTGGATGAGAGAGGACTCAAATTCTGGATTGGTCACATAAGGCTCTTCAATCAGTATTCAGAAAGCATGCAGGAGAAGGTGGTCAAGTTCTATAAGGATATATTCAACCGTGTTCTCAAAAATATGAGGGTATATGAGAAGGCAGAAAATGGGGAGAAGAAACTCAAGGATATAATAAAGGGGCTTGAAATCTTCCTCATAGATAAGGAAACAGGGGTCAATATGTGGTATGAGAGGACAGAGGATGTAATCAGGACAAGTGCAGAGGGTTCGGCTTTGTATCGTGCGGCAAGTATAGGTGCAACAATCAATGTAGAGAATGTCAACCTCAGGGTATTGGAGAAGTTCAGAAGTTTAAGAGAGTTCTATAAAGATACGACTGTTGATTATGTTTTGGATTGGATGAGGGAGAATATTGAAGAGGGGCTTGAGCAGGGGCTTTCAATCAAGGAGATAGTGAGAAAACTCAAGGATGAGTTCCCCTCATTGGGGAGACATGCATGGACTGTGGCAAGGACAGAGATAAAAAAGGCGACAGGTCTTGCGGATTTTGAGGTCTTCAATGAGGTCGGGGTCGGGCAGAAACAATGGTGGACTGCCTTGGATGAGAGGGTGAGGGATTGGCATCTATCGGTGCATGGGCAGATAGTTCCGGTCAATCAACCGTTCATTGTGGATGGTGAGGAACTGATGTATCCAGGTGATTTTGGGGGCAGTCCTTCTAACATAATAAACTGTCGTTGTGTAATGGTTTTGCCTGAAGAGTAATGAAAGGGGGTAATATGGGAGATGTAAAGAAAAATGAAACAAAGGAAGTTCAGGAAGTAACAAAGGGGTATGTCCTCAATCTTGTAGAGGTTTTGAAGGGTGAAGGAGAAGGTGAGGATGAATATATTTTTGACATCACTGTTCAGAAGCCTGATATTGATAAAGAAGTAATACTCGTGAAAGGTGCAATCCTTGATAGGTATGAGGAGAACAAAATTGTCCTTGCAGACCATAACCTATCGGTTCAGGCAATCGTGGGCAAGTCGGTTTGGGTCCGTAAATACAATGACAGGATAAGGGCAAAGTTGGTGTTTGCAGATACAGCGTTCGGGCAGTATGTGAAAAAACTGGTTGATGGGGGTTTTCTGCGTGCAGCAAGTATCAGGTTCAGGCCGTATGAGTGGGTGGAAGGGGAAGAGGTTAGGGAGTATGGATATGACCCAGGGCAAGTAGTAAGGGTGTATACAAAATGGGAGCTGTTGGAATGGTCTATTGTAACAGTTCCTGCAAATCCGAATGCTCTCAAAGTGGAGAAGGTG